TGAGAATAAATGTCAAGATAAAATGGTTTCCTTGTTACAGAAATTAAGGGACGATGTTAATTTTCCTATAAAGATTTCAAGTGGTTATAGGTGTCCTGCTTGGAATAAATCTGTAGGTGGTCATCCGAATTCAAGCCATATGGAAGGTTTGGCAATCGATATTTTATGTTCTGGTCAGAAAGCATTAACCATCGTAGAAGCAGGTATCAGGCTTGGTTTTACTGGTGTTGGCATCAGTCAGAAAAAAGGGCAAAGGTTTGTACATTTAGATGTTAAACCTACTACATCAAAACGTCTATGGTCGTATAGCTAATGGAGATTATTTTTGAAAGTGATATTGCTGATTTTGCTATTGAGTTTGAGTCTGATTTCCTGTCAGAAAACTTCTCAGATAGAACGGATGTACAGTGGAAATTTCAGGACGGAAACTATACGAGAGTTGTGGCAAATGTGCTCAATGTCCCACCAAACAGGAGGGATTCCAGCACACATTTATTACCCTTTGTGCGATTGTGCGGTTGACACTATGCGTACAAATTATAATAACTATGACGTACTTTTAGGACTAGATAAAAAAGGTAATTCCGAGTTGGCAGTTCTAATAAGATTAAATTGTAACGAATTTAGAAATGGCACTTCTTCCAATTAAAATACCTGCTGGCTTCTTCAGGAATGCAACTCAGTATCAAGCGAAAAATCGCTGGTATGACGGAAACTTAGTCAGGTTCTCGGAGGGTCGATTGCGTCCGATTGGAGGTTGGCAGAGATTAGCTGATACGCAGATTCGTCAAAAAGGCGCAGTCTACGAATTAACAATAACAACAGAAGGATCGGGTTACAGTGGTAGTGGGACACTAGGATTCTCAGGTGGGGGAGGATCATCTTTCGCAGGGACTTATACTGAGAGTGGTGGTACAATCGCAACAGTCACAATCACAAATACTGGTTCAGGTTATACGTCTGTTCCTACTATTACAATTTCAGGCTCGACTTCTGGAACAACAGCAGTCATCACCCCAAAAGTATTCAACGCAGTTGATCCGATACGTGGTCTGCATTCATGGAGGTTAGGAACTGGAGCAAGGTATCTCGCAGTTGGATCAGTACAATCTCTTAGAATCTGGGACGGATCACAAAGTTCAGGAACCAATGCGCCAATATATGACGTAACCCCATCTTCAGTGCCTTCTGGTACTATTGCGTTCAAAGACCAGAAAGATTTTCTTGTTTCAGGATTAGGATATGGTGCTTTGGAGTACGGAGGAGATCGTAACTTGGATGGAACAGGAGGAACTGCTTCAGGAGGAGACACGTATGGCACAGCAAGATACCCACAGGTAGACCCAGATATACAGGACGCAGATGCATGGAGAGACAATTTCGTGCCTGTTTGGCAGATGGATAACTTTGGAGATGATCTGGTCGCAGTGCATTCAGGACAAGGTTCTATTTACTATGTTGACGCGTCTGGACTCTCATTTAATAACTCTGCACAAACTGCAACTTCAGCAGTTCTGCTCTCATCTCTTTCAGGATCAACAGGAGTTCCAGAAGATAATGTTGGAGTTATAGTTACGCCAGAACGTCACATAATGATAATTGGTGCTGGAGGTAATAAAAGAAAAATTGCTTGGGGTCATCAAGAATCACTGACTGACTTCACTCCTTCTGTGACCAATACAGCAGGTGATTTAGAGATTCAGACAAGAGGAAGAATTGTTGGAGGATTTAAAACTCGTTACGGAGTTCTCCTGTTTTTTACTGATTCAGTCTGGAAAACCAATTACTTAGGAACACCTTATATTTATGGTGTTGAGAGACTCTCCGAAGGAGGAGGTTGTCTTGGAATGAAATCAGTTGCAGGTTCAGCAGATTTTGTAGCATGGATGTCAAGAGGAAGATTCTGGTCGTACACAGGAGGATACATAACTGAACTGGAATGTTCGGTAGCTGATTACGTCTTCTCAGACATTAACACTGATTTAGAAGGCATCATCTCTGGAGGTCACAACGCAGAATTTGGTGAAATAACGTGGTTCTACCCAAAGGAAGGAGACTCATACCCGACCCGCTATGTAACTTATTCATATAGAGAAAAACACTGGACTACAGGAGAACTACACCGTTCTGCATGGGAGTCATCTGATAGTCTAGGTTATCCAGTTGCAGGAGGAGTTGACGGATACCTCTACAGACATGAACTTGATCCAGATACTCAATCCACTCCAATCTTGCGAGAGAGCAATGTGACTGCTCCTGCTGACGTAGAAGCACTCTCGGAGATGGAGAGTAGAGTCATCGCAAAAGGAGTGAACACTGTCTCTCTACATCCAAATGTTGCTGACGAAAATCATCTCTGTTTTGCGGAAACTGGAGCAATAGAGATAACTGGTGGTAACAAGATGATGTCTGTTAGATCAATACTGACTGACTCTGACGCAGGAGATAAGGGACTCCGTATGAAGGTGACAATAGCAGACACTCCAGATGATTCAACTCCAGTTATTAAAGGTGCTTACAATCTTGAGTCTGACGGATACACTGATACTAGATTTACAGGTAGACAAGCATTCCTTAGAGTAGAGTCACCATTCGATCAAGAGTGGAGGTTCGGAGAAGTTCGATTTGACGCAACTCCAGCAGGTGAGAGATGAGTCAAACTCAGAAACCATTACCGAATCCTCCTGCTGAATACACAAGGGACTATATGTTCGACCTTGCATCTCTTGTCATTGATGAGGAAAGCGTCACAGTTAAAACGAACAGAGATAATGTAATTTCAGGATCAATAATCTTGAAAGATACTAGCAACAACAATTGGTACAAATTAAAGGTAACAGGTGGAACATTAGGAGTCACTCTAGTTGCAGAAGACTCAACAGGTAGACCATCGACATCAACGAATCCATACGTATAAGGTAAACATGAACGCACGACAAGCAGGAAATGTACTAAGAAGAAACGCACCAAAAGGTGAGCATCCAGCATTTATTAATCAGCAGGAAGCATCTTGGTTAAAAGGGATGGGTGGTTCTGGAAGACCTACGAAGTCTGGTCTGAGGAGTTATGCTGATGGTGATAGTTGGGATCCTATGGATTCTACATTAATAGGTGGTGCTGGCCCTACTAACAAAAATCCAGATATAGTGAACGACGTACTGGAAAGTATGAATCGTGATCCGTATGGGAACACTGTAAATACTCCACATGATAATACTGCTCCGGGCGCAAATGGAGATCAAGGTATTTTTGAAACTAGACCTGACGTTATTCAAGCCAGAGATACGCCAGAAGGTAGGTCAGGGTCTGGAGGTTCAGGAGATGGAGGCTCAGGAGGTTCAGGAGGTTCAGGAAGTTCAGGAGGAGGAATGCAGACACGGAACAATACCAGTTCCTCAATCTCTGAGATAGACAAACCAACGCATGAGTTCAGGAAGAAGGTTTATGATAAGTCAGGAGAAATCATGGATCGTGAGTATGAGTCTTATGGTGATGCAACAGGAAACCAAAGATTTGCAGATGCTTCAGCAGACACTACTACTGCACAGCAAGGTGTCAGAGATATGCAGGGAGTTGGTCGTGGTGAAGGTGGTGGCTATACTTCTGCTGGAGAGACTGCAACAGGAGTTCAAGGTACGAGCATTGATCCAATTACAGGACAGTCATTTTTAACTGGTAGAGGAGTTGATGAGTATATGTCTCCTCATACTTCAAATGTGATTAAAGGTATGCAGGATTCTGCGATGAATACTATGCAGAGACAAAGAAACGCACTTCAGTCACAACATCAAATGGCTGGAGCAGGTATGGGTTCAAGAGGAGCAATTGAAAATGCAGTCATGGCAAGTGAGGTGCAGAGAGGTCTTGGACAACAGGTTGCCGGAGCATTGGAAGGTTCTTATGCTCAAGCGTCTAAGATGAAAGAAGGAGATATGACGAGAGAACAGCAGAGACAGAGATACAATCAACTGGCAACTGGTGAAGAAGGTCGGTTGAGACTTGCTGGAGCAGATACAGGAATTAGAGCAACTGACGCTGATCGTAGAGCAGGATATGAGGACTCCACAATGCTCTCCAGAGTTGGTGCAGATATAGAGGGTCGAGATCAACGACAGAAAGATTTCGATTATGATGAATATATAGAGGGTCGTGATTGGGATAAGAATAACGCTATGTTTGCGTCAAATGTATTATCTGGCGCACCAGTAGGGACAACAACAACTCAGAATAATCCTCAGTATCGTAACCAGAAAACAGATCGATTCGGACGTGCAATTGCAGGTGCAGGGGCAGGTTGGTTAGCAGGTGGCCCGTATGGTGCGCTTGCTGGTGGAGCAATGGGGTATTTTAGTTAAAGGAGTAGATTATGGTAACAAAAAGGTATTTAAAACGGAACTTGTTAGGTGATAACGAGACATCTTTAGGATTAAGAGGTGATAGACCTTATACTAATGATGGAGGTTCTGATGCAGGTCTATGGGATAGACTGATGAATTTCCTAACTGGTAGTGAACAAAAGACTGTTAAAAAACTCCTAGCAAAACAAAATGCAGAAGGTGCTGAAAAGAATAAAGGAATCCTAAGTGAATGGGAAAGAGAAGGTGAATGGCAAGACAATGACTATTATTCAGGTCTATTAGCGTCTGATGAATTAGAGTTATATGATGACTCTCCTGACAAGCAGGACAAACTAGATATAAGTGACTCTGTTGATGAATCAATGTATGGTTTTGATTCTGAGAACCAAGACCCTATTC